TCGATGCCTCAAGGCGGGTAACGTCGGTAACCCGCGCCTCCGTCTCGGTGGCGATCACCTGACGCAGCTGCTCAAACTGCGCAGTGTTCGCCCCCTGCTGGGCAGACTGCCGGAATGTCACATCGGCGATGGCCAGAGCGTTCTGGATAATTCCCTCGGCGGTCTCCCTGGTTGCGCCGACGGCCGCCGCCAGCTGATCGGCATTTTCGGCAATGGTGGCGGCCATATCCGCAACGGTCTGGCTGGTCTCCACGGCGTTTTCAATAAGGTCTTTGAACAGATCCGTCTCTTTGATCTGCTCCAGAATAGCGTCGGTGATATCAGAGACGTCAATGCTCGCCTGTCCGCGCACCCAGTCGGTCCAGCCTGACTGGTTACCGATACGATCCACAAGCCGCGCCCGGTACCAGAACTCCTGCCCGGCTTTTAAGCCCATCTGCTGGTAGATTTTTTGCGGGTACGGCACAGCCGCCAGCAGCATCGGATTTGAGCCGTCTGCCGCAATGCTGTACTGCAGCTCTGTGCTCAGCGTGTCGCCGGTATCAGCCGGGAATCCCCATGTGATATTAATCCCGAACACGACATCTTCAGATGCGGTCAGCCCGACGGGCTTGGGAACGTCCCCAGTACGCCCTTTCAGATGCGTCAGTACCGATGAAGCCCAGAGGCTGGACGCACCGCCGGAGTTAATCGCGCGCACGCGCACCAGGTAATCGCCCTCGTAGATGCCGGGAACCTCAATGTTCCGGAGCCCTGTCTCGGGGACGTTGATCCACTCGTTATCCCCTCGCTTCCACTGCACCCGGTAGGCTATGACGTCAGCCTGAGGCTTGCCGTTTTTATCCAGTGGAGCATCCCACGTTGCTACCAGTGTGGCCACACGCTGCCCCTGGCGCACTGCGTCATAGGCCGACACAGTAATGTTGGTCGGCTGGTTTACCAGCCCGGTGGGGATAAGACTGATCGGCGGCACATCCAGCCGTGCATTATTATCCACGGCATCATATTTGGAGGTATTGTACTCAGCGCCGGTAATGGTGAAGGTGTTTTCCTCGTCGTTGTACCTGAGGTTAGTCACCCGGAAATACTGCAGGCGCAGCTGCCCTGCATCGATGACAAAGACCGCATCCGGCGCCGGCGCCCCGATGAAGGGGGTGGACACAATCAGCTGACTGCCGTTTACCGCCTGGATAATGCGACTTTCAACGGTACCGCCCTGCGTGCGGATCATCAGCGTATCACCGGGTACCGCGCTGGTGCCCCGGTCAGTGGTGACCGCCCGGATGGATGCGTCATAATCTGTTATGCGCCCGCCGTATACCCGGCCAGAAACGCGTTCATCTGCAAAGGCGAACACGGTACCTGGCATAAAGGCAACGCCGTCCAGCCCCGTCTGAACAGTGATGATGCGGTCAAGATAGTTGGAATACACCGCCCAGCCTCCGCGCCGCTGCGCCTCGCTCTCACGGGTACAGCCGATGGCCGTTATTTGCGTCTGCTTAAACTTGAACTGCTTCACCAGGTCAGGGAACATCACCGCCGTGGTGCGGTCCTGATAGTGGTTATCCGGGTCGCTGAAGTTAATCAGCGCGCTGGAATAGCGGTTCTTCTCGCTTCCGCTGGAGTACGTAGGTTTGTCCACCACTGAGGCACGGGTGAGGATCTGCAGCTTCGACGTATCAACTGGCATATCGGAGACAACGTTAAACATGTTGTTGCCCCAGAATGTCATGCCGTTAAAGCCTGCAGCGATATCCTTGATTACCTGCCAGGCATCGGCCTGCGACTGGATGTAGACGTCGAACATGAAGCGCGGCTCTGTGGCGCTACCCCCTTTACCGTCCGGAACCAGCTGATCGCAACGCTGTGCGATGCGGTAAAGCTCCCACTTATCCAGCATATCCGGCGTTACGCGGCGACCGAGGCCAAAGCGCGGCTCGGTCAGGACATCAAACCAAATCCATGCCGGGTTATTCGACCAGCCCCACTTAAACGTGCCATCCCATGTGCCGGTATAAGTCCGCGCTATCAGATCGTAGTTCGAGGGGATGCGGATAATGCGGCCTTTCGGCTTGCAGGAAATTTTCGGGATGCTGCTGAAGGCTTTAGCGTTAAAGGAGACGTAGAGCAGAGCGGTGTGCGGATAGCGCAGGCGGGCGTCGATCACCTCGGTAATGGCCTGCACCTGCGTTTTGTTCTGCAGCAGCTGGCTGGTGCTGTCGGCGGTGTCACGCACGACGCGGATCTGCCAGCCCGTGCTGGCCTTCGGCAGGTTAATGCGGTGAGTGAGTTCATACAGCGAGCTGAGCTTTTCGGTCACCGTCTTGGTCATGGCCGTTTCATAAGAGCCACCATCAGTGGCCACATCGATATGGTAGGTGACAGAGGTGCCGACAATATCGCCGTCGTTTTCCTGCTGCTGCAGGCCGGAGATACCGATCCGGACCAGCACGGCGTCAATCTGGGTATTGCTTAATGCGCGTGTCCAAGGCGTGGCGTTCGTCAGTGATACGCCAATGGTGGTTTCGTTCTCCACCGCCGGGAAGCCGGGGATAGGATCCTGCATCTGGGTGCCCGGGCGAAAGTCCCAGGAGACATTTTCGAAGTTCATGCTGCCGTCAGCATTGCCCAGCGGCGTGCCGTCCAGGTAAATGCGTGTGGTATCCAACCCACCGGCGAACTCCCCCTCACCCAGCGCCAGCAGCATGCGACAACGCGCCATCGACTGGGCACTGTCAGGCTGTTCTACAGGCGTGTGCTGCTTTTGTTTGCCACCCTTCGCACCAGTGATCGTTGCCATATTGCGTCCATAAAAAAACCCGCCGAAGCGGGTTATTTGGTTTGAAAAAAACCGCAGTTAAGCGGGTCAGGAAAGGCCTTAAAATTTTGCAGAGTTTTTTTAAATAAGGAAGTAAAAAGCCCACCTGAGTGGGCTTTCAACGCTACTGCGCCTGTGGAACCATTACGGCAGTAACTTGCTTTGGTTTTAACGTATACATCCCGCCATTAAATGGATCGACTGCAAGCCAACCGATCAAACCACCAAACACAATATTTCCCCCTATGTACCAACCATTAGCGCTTGCCTTAATAGGCAAGGTTACGGGGGAGAATCCATCTTTGCCCATGGTAATCTGGTAGCTCTTTTTACCAAAATAGCTTCCATCAGATTTAGCCAATGTAACACCCTGCGGCGTTGTACCCTGAGCAACAGTAGCCCCAGTTTCATCTTTAATCTGGAACTGTACTCCGGTTGGTTCGCTGTTTACCTGAACAAGCTGTGTATCATCACCCACAATAGTGGCGCATCCAGATAACAAGATGGAGCCAGCTAAAAGACCTAAAATTTTCTTCACTTCATGTTTCCTTTTAAAAAATCGGAAACATCCTAAACGCCTTCATCTTGATGTTCAATGTAAAACTCAATAGAAGATCGGGTAGCGACTATCCATCATTTTCAGCCTGAAGAAAATCAATCAGTCTTTTTGCGTCAGCGCATTTGGCCTTATCTTCATTTTTTACATTTGCAATGCAATTTTCGGTGTAAAACCCTGCATTTGTCATTGCGAAATTGGCTGCTAATAAAACCACTTTCCGGCAAGTTCTATAATTCGAGTCGTTTACGCAAGCACTGTCAACTGCCTGGTTCATTGTGCTAATAGAGTTCGATTTTTGTGCATTCGCAAGCATCGGAAGCAGCAAAATCAGAGCCAATGATAACTTTTTCATATCCTTACTCTCATCAGTAAAAGTCAGGATTAATCCTGACAGGGGTAAGGGACTGAAACAAAATTCGCAGCGATTTCTAAAGCATAATTAGTATCAAATATCCTCGGCGACGATGCCCGCGCTTATGATAGCTCCACCGATCTCACGCTCTCCGTAAAGGACCGGCACCGGGTTACCCATGGCGATAGTGTTCACAGCGCCGCCAAAGGCGTATGAGGGCTTGTTGTCAGGATCCTCACGGCTCTGAAGACCTTTTGGTTGAGGTGAAAGCATTTGATAGATCCCACCAGCCATCATGCCGATACCTCCGGCTGCCAGCCCTGCACCAAAAGTCGCCAAAGTTCCTTCGCTAAGAGTGGCTATTGCTATCCCGGCGACCACCATTACCGCGCCGAGAATGGTCTGGAACACCCCTGCCTTTTTAGCCCCTTCCATTACCGGCGCAATACGAATGTCGTTATTGCCACCAAGGCTCTGGTAGTCCTCCACCCCAATGTTGCGCTTACCCCTGAACACGGCGAAGACCATGCCATTTTTCTTGGCGTTCATGAGATAGCTTTCCAGCCCATCAAAGTTAACGCACAGGGCTTTTACCGCTTCTGCTGAGGTCTGGACCGCCAGGCGGTGAACGCGGCCAAACCGCGCGCCGAGAGCGCCATACAGCCGAATAGTTGTTAAACGCGCCATGGTTTGATTTCCTTCGGTAAGTTTTTATGGCGGACGCATATCATCGTCCGGTCTTTGAAGTAGCCGCGAGCGTATGGCGTGGTACATGAATGATGTCCATAAAGGTGATGGAGCAACTCACCGCCTTCAGTAATGATCCCGGCATGATTCCACTTATCAGCCTGCACCTGCATAATGACCATACAGCCAGGCTCCGGGTCACACTCAACGAACCCCTCTTTCTCCCAGTTGTCGAAATAGAGGTTGTCCGGGTACTGGCTTTCCCACCAGGGGTAATCGACGCGGAAATCATTAAGCGTAACGCCCTGGGTGGCGTGCCAGTCCATTATCAGGCCCCAGCAGTCGTCAGAACCGAGAATGAATGGGCGATCAAGTAAGGGTGCAACTGCCGGTGTAATTTCCGCGTATTCATCGCAGTCGGGCGCATAAATGCCCCAGACCACGCCACACTGGTTGCATTGCTGGCGGTCCAGGTCTGACGGGATAGGCCGCGCCCCGTCGCCGGGGTGGGAGTGAATGACGCGGATAATCGTGCCGGTATCTTCGGCATTCGCCCAGTGCTCGCCGTCGATACGGAAATGATCTGTCGGGTTTTCGTGGCTGTTCGGTACCGGGACGTAGCGCTGGCGGCGGCCTGCCTGAATAACGAAGCCACAGCACTCTCGCGGCGACTCCTCCAGTGCGTGAGCCCGGATTGCTGCCATTATGGTTTTGTTCATGGGGAAACCTTATCGGGAAATCAGAACCGTGCTGGGGTAGCCGCCGAAATCGAGGATTGCAGCATTGGGTTCCGCCAGGCCAGCACCAAACCGCTTGCGGCAGTCGCTCAGGCAGCCGCCGCACGAATCCAGCGCCGGATCAGCAACTGGATTGCCTTTGGCGTCAAAATACGCCGTGCCGTTGTAGGTACAGCCATCGCCGCTGCGGTACTGGCCGCGCATCGCCCACTCGCACAGCGAGGTGATCTGCCGGGTGGGTATTACCAGCCCCTGCAGGTCCGCCGGACTGCTCATAGCCCACGCCACTGTTTCGTCATGCTCAGCGGTTTTGGTATCAAGCCAGAAGGTCTGCAGAGAGAACATTGTCGGGTCAGCGGTCGGGTTAACACCGCCCGGAAAGTTCACAGCATCGAGATAGACGGCATAGGTGTCGATAATGCTCACCTTCGCGTTGACCATATCCCGGAACTGCAGACACAGCGCCGTAATGTGACCGTCCAGGTTCGACACACTGAGATCAGGCTCTGCCGCCTGGTCTGTCGAAAGCTCAAGGCCTGACATCTGAAACGGCCAGAACTCGTAGACCTCCCCATCCCAGATAATGGGCTTTGGCCCGAGCTTATCTTCGTCTCCGTTCGCCGCGTCAATTTCTTCAGGGGTATGCGGGAACGGGCTGTAATGGAAGCGGTGGATCCCGCCACTAAATTCTGACGCATCCACCTTAATTAATCGCACCCGGCCACCGGGCGCCAGTTTTGCAGCCTGATCGACCAGAGCCATTATGCGAATACTCCATATGCACGCCTGATGGTGAACGTCAGCTCCGCAACGTTGCTGCTGATGAGATTCTTACGCACCGAATTAGCAACGACGCGATAAAGGCCCTTCTCCTCTCCCGGCGGGGTGATAATGAACGCCTTGACTGTGTGGGCAAGCAGGAAGGCGCGGATCTCGTTAGCCTCAGAGTCCTTGCCGACATATTTCATCGGGACCTGTATGGCTGTGGAGTTAATGCCGTTATCAGCGACCTGCTCATAACCATCGCCAAACTGAGCAGAGCGGATCGCCTGATCGTACTCAATAGCACCGCCGCCCAGCTGCACAGGCCATCGGTAGGTTTCAACTGCCATGTTTACTCCATAAAAAAGCCCACCTGAGTGGGCTACCGGCCTTTGACGAAGTTATAAATCAGTCCGCCGTTCTTGATGTGCTTCTGCACTACCTGAGTGGCAGCGTTCTGCATCTCCACCGCCAGCGCCCGGCCCATTGCATCGCCATAGCCTTCTGATTGCGCTGAAGCATTGCCATTAGCATCGACGTGTACGGTGGTTTGTATCACCGGTGCCGTATTGCCCGCGCCTGCGTTATTGCCAAGACCGAGCATTGGTGCGCGACCGACAACCCCACCGCTGGCGTAACCCTGAGCACTGCGCATCATGGCATAGAGGTTGTCTACGCCTATTGCGGCTGTGGCCTCTTTGGTGAAAACAAACTCGTCTTTATGAACGATGCCTGCAGGCTCAAATTTGCCGCCAGGTCCGGTATAGCCGCCAGAGTCATAGAGGCTTACGCCTGAGTTAGCGGCGCTGGTGTAGGCACCTGATGGCGTGCTCCCACCGCTACTGCTGACGCTTCCAGTAACCCATCCCAGCGCGGATTGCACGGCGTATGCCACCAGCAACCGGTTGATGACATCAGCGATCATCTTCATCATCGAAGCAGCAAAGCTTTTGAAGCTGGCTGTGCCGGTGGTGACCAGATTCGTCATCATGTCGGAGATGCCACCCAGCGCTGACTGCGCCACGCTCTGCATGGAGGCATAGACGTTTGTGGCTGAGTCAAGGTATTCGGACCACCCTTTTTTAAAGCCAGCCCGCCAGTCACCGCGAAGCCTATCCTCCGCTTCGTAGTAGTCGTTAGCGGCTTTAAGCTCTTTCTGGTACCCCTCATCCTCAAGGCTGCCGCCAGCATTAATCCAGCCACTGCGCAGCTGAGAGAGCGCCGTCTGGCGGCCTGCCAGCCTGTCGTTCATCGTTGCGCCTGACTCAAGCCCGGCCCGCTTTTCTGCCATCTGTGTGAAATATTTGCTGGCCGTGTCCATGCGCTTGTTCAGTTGCTCCTGGGCGGTGATCTGGTCACCCAGCAGTGCTTTCTGGCGCGCCAGCTCCAGAACCTGATTTTTACTGGCCAGCAGCGATTGCTCCTGCTTCGACAACTGCCGGGTGCGGGCCGCCTCTTCCAGAACGTCGAATTTTGACTGCGTGGCATAAAGGTCTTTGCGCTGCTGGCTGATGGTGTCATTGACCGAGCGGTGATCCTGCAGCGTTTTCAGCTGTGCCTGCAGGGCCAGCAGTTCGGCCTGGGCAGAGTCTTCAGCACGATCGCCGGCAGCGACTGTTACCCCTTTTGCCTTGGGCGTTTTGGGGTCCTTGTACTGGTTGTTGATGTTAGCCAGACGCTGTTTGTATTCCGAGTCAGACATTCCAACATTACTTTTCGGATCAGCGGCAGCAGCTGCATTCATTCTGATGCGCTGCCGGTTAAGTTCATTAATGGCCTTTTCGCGTTTTTCGCGATTAGTTAGACCCTGATCTAATCCCTGCTGGAGGGCAATGGCATCTTTAAGATTTTGGTTATGTTGCTCTTGTGCGCTACTAACACCTTTTGCCTTGGCGATCTGAATGTCACCGGCCAAAGTAAAAGCATTAATCTGGGCATTAAGGATGTTCAATTCCTTGCGCCATTCATCCAGCTTGCCATTACCACGGTTATAACCAGTTCTCTCAGAATTTGAGATTTGCACCTGAATGCTGTCGCGTCTGGTTGTGAGAGTCTTTAAGGCTTCATTATCAGATGGAGTCCGCCCAATACCTTCGATAGCATCCCACATCCCCTTTGCCATATCAGTCAGGCCACGAATGATGCTGGAAACAGTGCCTAGCGACTCTTTCATATTGCTGGCGGCATTGTTCATGCCGTCGGCAGCTGCTTCATTCGCTGCGGCTAGCGCCTCTGTATATTTGCCTTCTTCCTGAAGCGCATTAATGTGCTCATACTGCACAGCAGTAAGGAAATGATATTTCTCGTTAAGCGCCAGGATGCCTTTTGACGGATCGTTTGCGATCGCTTCGAAGTCCTTTGCAAGCTCATCCAGCGATACGCCTGACTCTTTGGCAAATTTCGATACAGCCACCGTTAGCTGCTCAAAGTTAGCACCTGCGGGGACACCTGCTTTCACTAAGCTGTTGAGCGCATCGGAAGCACTGGAATAAGAAATGCCTGCCGCACTTGCCGCCTCCAGTGTGCGCATCATCGAATTGGCCGTCATTCCAGAAAAACTATTGGTAAGTGCCAGAGACTTGCGTAAATCCTCTGCCTGCTGCCCAGTTCTGTAAAACTGATAAGCCACCAGCGCACCCGCAGTAGCAAGAGCACCTAACGCCAGCCGTGCTGGGGTAATCATATTGCCAAGCGCCTTAAGTGTATTGCCAATGCCACCGAACGAGTCTTTGATCTGACCGCCCTGCTGGATGGCAACCAACCAGACGGGCATGCCCGATGCGAGCGACGTCACCACATCAGTAATCTGCGACGGCAGCTGGCGCAGTGCCTGCTGATACTGCCCCGCGCTGACCCGCCCGCCGTTCATCATGATTTCTTGCTCTCGCAGCTTCGCAATAAACGGTGCGGCCTGCTGCGAAACACCCAGCTGCGCAGCCTTCATCTCCAGCAGTTCGCTCCGGGTTTTGCCGATCGCCGCGGCCTGTTCTTCCAGCGCGCGGGTGAACGAATCACGGACAGCCTGGGCCCGCTGCGCTTCAGCAGCCTCAGCCCGCTCTGCGGCCTCCAGTTCCGCAATAGCCTGTTTCATAATACGGGCCTGCTGGGCAGCAACCCGTTTATTCGCGGCATCCCGGACTGTTGCGGCTTCCTGGTCCTTCAGCACCGCAATATAGGGTGCGGTCTCCTGCTGCAGGCCGAACTGCGCCGCTTTGAGCTCCAGCAACTCAGCACGGGACTTACCGATGGCCTGTGCCTGGTTACGCAGCGACTCCACAAAATTGTCATTCTGCGACTGCAGGCGCGATGCCTCGGCAGCCGCCTGCCGTTCAGCGGTTTGCTTTTCCCGCAGCTCCTGCGCAGCCAGCCTGTTCTGCTCGGCTTCGCTGGCAATGGACAATTCCCGCTGGCGGATCTGCTGGATAAGCGGAGCGGCTTCCTCTGACATACCCATCAGCGCCGCTTTGTATTCAAGGGCGTCGGACCTGGAGGCCCGGAAGGTGGCGGCCTGATCTGCCAGGCTTTTCAGGAAAGCATTCTGCGCCACGCTGGCGCGCTCAGTCTCCTGAGCCAGCTTCTGCCGCCCCTGCCCTTCGGCAGTCTCGGCTTCCATGACCTGAAAGAGCTTATTACGGGTGGTGTCCAGCACTGCACTGAAACGCCCAAAATCCTCATCACCCAGCAGCCCCTTACCGCGAAAGCCCGTCAGCGACGCCTGTAGCGTCTCCAGTTCGTTCATTGCACGGTTAACAGGGCTGATTTTGTTGAGCAGGTTCTGCAGCTCCTGCTGCTGCTCTTTCAGGCTCTGGGTATTCTTTTTCTGATCGGATGCACCCGCGCGAAATACCGAGTTCAGATCATCGGCCTTATTTGCGGCGGCGCCAGCCGTCTGCTGGAAATCGTCCAGCGCCTTATTCCCGCGCTCCAGCTCGGCGGTATTCACCCGGAGCGAAATCGTTGCAATATCAGACATTAAGCCCCCTGATGGACAATCTTCAGCGCCGCGCTTTCCATCACGCGGATATCCGTTAACGCGGTTGCCTCATCCTCCACCCCGTTCAGCTTCATCAGCCAGGGCAATACGTTGTAATCCAGCCCGGTGATGCCGCCCATACCCGTGCGCCACTGGGTGCCCATCGACTGGAATACAGCGAACGCGGGCCAGACGTCCGGCCATACCTCAACGGTCTGTTCTTCTTCGGTGTAGTCGTCAGCACTCAGGCCAAACGCGGCCAGGTCTTCGGTGGAGGGTTCAGGCGTATAAAACGCCGAGGCAACCGCTATCAGTTTTTTTCGCGATTACCCGTCAGTTCGCGGTAATAGGTGCCGACGATCGCTTTCATTGCACCCGGATAGTTGTCCAGCAGCACTTCAAGATTTTCCTGGCTGAACGCGTCCGGCAGTGCCCAGCCCTCGGTGATCTCCAGCAGAAAATCGATGGCGGTCTTACCTTCCAGCGTCTCAAGCGCTGCCAGCTCCTTAAGCGGCTTGTGGCGGAAAGTAAACGTAAGCATGCCATCATCATCACCCGCGCGCGGGATCTTAACGTCGGCTTTGAAAGTGGGTTTGGGCTGAAGCTGAAATTTAGTGGCCATGTGTTCCTCGGCAGAAAGAAGGCCCGCTGACGGGCCTGTTAAAGGGTGAATCAGGCAGTCGCCTGCGGAGCGGCGTCTTTGTAGAAGGTGATATCGCGGGACTGGATAGCAAACGCAGGCTGTACCGTTTCGACGTTGTTTACGGCAGTGGTCGGCTGCGGGTCAAAAGAAGCTTTTCCGGACCAGTAACGCATCTCCTTTGCCTTCGGTACGTACATGCGCAGCGGCAGCGTGTCACCGGAACGGTCAGCAGCTGACAGCACGGCATAGATGGGCAGCGTGGAGTCATGCGCCATGGTGAACGTCTGCGATTTGGCCGCCTTGTAAGTCGCCAGATTGCGCTGGCGATCATCGGCAAGGAACTGGATCTGCGTGTACTGCTGGTCGCCGCCGGACTGTGCAACCTCGGTGATCTGCGGGATTTCAGTCCACTCGGCTACTTTGCTGAGTGAACCAGCACCCGAGCCAGCCGGGAAGAAGTTGGTATCGGTGCTGTTGATCACCCCGATCGTCACGCTGGTGGTCGTCTGCGCCGTGACGCGGGCCACCAGGCTGTCAATAAGAGCCCAGCCACTGGAAACCAGCACCACATCGCCCACAGCGAGGCCGTGGCCGTTTGCAACGGTAAAGACAGCGCCTGCGGCATTGCTGACGCCCGTCACTGCCACAGGCGTGGCGAGTTTCGAGCCGACGAATACCGTGGCGCCATTAGGTAATGCGAAGCCCATAGGGATTCTCCATGTAGAAATAAAAAACCGGCAAAGCCGGTGGGGATGATCAGGCTGAGATATCAGCCCGGTAGTTGATGCTGACGGGGATGGAGTAGGACACGCCGTCCGGTATGCCGGAGAAGATGGCAGGCGGTGATGTCACCCAGGCGGTAAAGCCGTCGCCGGGGATCTCCTGGTTCTCCGGGAACAACCCGGCGACAAGGCGGGCCAGCGCTCTGGCCTGTGATTTGCCGCCACCCGCTGGCGCGACGACGGTGACCTGGTACACGCCGGGGTAGACCCGGCAGCCGCCGGCCATATCAATGCTGTACGGCTGCGCGGGCATGTCGTGGGAAATCAGATACAGCCCGTCGCCTGGCGGGTCGAACTGAATGTTATCCCACGCCACTGGCACGCCCTCGCTGTCTGCCCACAGACCCAGCATGGCCTCAAGCGCCGTTGTGATGTCCGGTATCATTTTTAACCTCGCTGACTGCCTCGCTGAAGTATCGCTGGAACTCGGCAGCGGTGATGCGCACCATGCCGCCAGGCGCCTGACTCGAATGCCCCATCTCCAGCGGGTAGGCATACGGGACGTTGTTGCAGAAATAGACCGCCGTGGTACCGACTTTGAACTGCTCCAGCACCAGGTTGCCTGCGGCGATCGTCTCGTGGCCAGCCTTATCGATGCGCCCTGTCTCGCCCGTTGTCCGCTGGTCAAATGACACCTGCCAGTTACCGCGAAAACGCCCGCCCGTATAGCCCGGCGGCGCCTTCAGGTCCATGCTGTCATTTACCTTACGACCCGGCCGCAGTCGCCCTGCCTTAGTCAGGTTGTCCGGGTTCTGCCGCAGCAGGCTGTTGTGCTCGGCGACCGCCGCGTTATAGGCCGACGCCGTCTGGTTAACCGCCCACAGCTCGGGATTGCCGACAGGCGACATCTGCACCAACCGCGCCAGGATTTTGATGCTGACCACACGCACCACTTCCTCCTGCCGCGCCTTTGCCTGGCTGACGAACGCATTGATGGACACCATAAACGCCTGGTTATCTGCCATGTTATGCCCTCAACTGAGCGTGGTAGCACAGCAGCACTTTGCCAGGCTTAACCGGGTTGGGCTTTTCAATGCGGTACCATTTGCCGTCCACCTCCACCATGTCACCGGTGCGCAGCTCGGTATCAGCAGTAAACACAATACGCATGTCGCCGTTTATGATGACCGTGCCATCTATTTCGCCGGGTTTATACTCAGTCCGCACGCCGATGGCAGTGAAGGTCTTATCTGGTTCGCGATGCTCAACACCGCTGGTGACCGTTACCGATCCCTTTCGCTTTACCGGATACGCCGCGCCGTTCTCAGTGAGCAGGCGCGTGCTGGTGGCTTTCATGCGGGTGTAGTTAACAGGCACATCACCCCCTCACCAGGCGCACCTGGTTTGAACTGCCCACAAGCCCACGCAGCATGTTGTTGAGCCACGGGAAAGATGCGGAGCTTCTGCTACTGCCCTGCGCATACGTCACGCTCACCGCGCCGGAAACCGACTCCTGCACTACCTCGCCACCTGCATCGAAAGACGGCATCAGCTCAATCTCTTGCGCCTCAATAGCGAGACGGCATTGCGCCTGCACCAGCTGCCGGGGGATGGTGGAATCAGGTAATGACACACCATCAGCCATCACCCCTCGCCGGGGCCATGCCTGCGGCTGGGCAGGATCTGCCCGGCAACCTCGCCAGTCGATCCCTGCCAGAAAATCCATAGCCTGCACCAGCAGGTTTTCACATTCAGCGGCATCTGCCGGGACCTCATACCCGCGCGCGGTGGCAAACGCCTGCAGATCTGAAACGCTGGCGTAGCTGTCAAACTCCGGAGATGCCGGGTCAGTAGTGAGCATGGTTACTCCTTAACGATCCAGCCTGCTGCTTTCCAGTTTTCGACCTCATCAGGATGCACATCGGCTTCATCCGGCGCGCCCGGGAATGCCGGGAACTCCGTGCGCATAATAACAAGTGCCTGCTCCTGCTCCTGCTCCTGCTCAGGATTGTTCTGCCCGCCGCCTGCGGCTGCAAGCCGTTCCGCCTCACGCTGCGCCCGCTGCTCTTTAGTTAATCCAGCCATAATGACCTCCGGTAAAGCGGGGCCGTAGCCCCGGTGTGATTAACCCAGCAGCAGCACTGCGTGGGCAGGTTTAACAGACGCCACGCCCCACGCCAGACCCACTTCGTAACGCACCTGACGGTACTGACGGTACAGCGCCACCTGGAAGGTGAGGCCTGAAACCGGATCGGTAACGTTCATAACGTCGTCCGCAGAGTCCCCGCCTTCAGGCATGGCCGGAGTACGCGCCGCCAGCAGGAAAGCGTTACGGTCAAACGCCATGTTCGCCGTAAATGCGCCGCCAACGGTGACCGCGGTATTATCCGCCAGGTTCTGGCGCAGACCCGGTGCCGCCAGGGTGATCGTGGTGGTGGTCGCTGCGGCCACAACGTATTTGTTGTCGTCACCCGCAAACGTCACCACGCTGCCCTGAGCAATACCGCCCGTGCCGGTATCGATCGCGATGATGATGTCACCCGCCTGTTTGGCACCGTTCACCAGATAACCTGCGCCTGCGCCACCAGCGACGCGCTTAACGCCTGCAGAGTTATGCAGGTTGAAGCCTTCCAGTCGGCCAATGATGCCCTCGCGCAGTAGCGCATCAGTACCGGCTTCATTTGCCTTGAACAGTACGGTTTGCTTACCGCGCAGATTAGCGGTGGCAGAAGAGCCAAGCACCATCTGCAGGTCAGTTGTCGGCGCGCCGTTATCCTCCAGCACCTGGCGTGCCAGCGCAGCATCGGACAGGTCTTCTTTGATACCAAAAGGCGTGGTACCAGCCGTGCCGACGGCGCGGGATGATGCGTAGTACAGCGCCCCCAGATCTGAATCAACTTCGTTCGTCAGCGCGCGGAAGGCCTGCTTAAACTGGTCGGCCAGAATGGTGTTGTAGGTACCGGACGGACCGATTGCCAGCTGCTCTTCGCCGTTCCATTTCACCGGGGCCATCTTTGACTTGGTGATGGTGACGTTAACGTTACCGATGTTCTGGTCACCGTCGTTTGGTGCTGTAGGACCCGGAGTGATATCAACGGTCGTGGCGATCGGTGCCACCGGCGCGGTAACCGTCTGGCCTTTCGCCGCCGCATCAGCCTTGGCATTGCGCGCGACGGCGGGAATGAAGCCCACCTGTTCGCGGGAAACCACATCCAGAGCGGTGTAGATAGTCGGGATCAACCCAGTAAGGGTGTTGGACATTTCTTTATTCCTTGAAGGGAGTTAGTTAGGGGTGATAGTGAGCTATCCAGCTCTGGCGCCGCGCACCATCCGGAACGCGGCAAAGGGGTTAATCGACGATAGTGATACCGTCTTTGAGCGCGCCCTGTTTGCCGGTCTGATCCAGCGCATCAAACGCTGCACGCTTCATGGTTTTCTGCCCGGCCTGGTGCTGGGACTGATGAGAGCCGCCACCGCTGTTGCCGGACGCCTTCAGGATGTGATCCTTCTGGGGGTACTGCTCAACGAGGAACTCAAGCGCTTCATCAAACTCGGCCAGCTCGCCGGGTTTGGCCCGGGAGTAGACCTTGTTGCCCTGCCCGTCATACGCGACAACCTTGCCGTCTTCGATTTTGAACGCCTGGCCGAAGCGCGCCTGCACGAAGTCAGAAGGGATCGCCATCTTGTCGGTGATGAACTTCGACCCGGCAAAGCGGCCGCCGATCATCTCGCCATAGAGCTGCTGCTCCAGCTGCTGATTTTTACCAGTGGCCTCGTCCAGCTGCGCCTGGAATGACTTGGTGATCTCGGCTTTAACCTGGTCAACCGCGCCCGCGTCGATCAGCTTCTTCTGGTCGATTTTGGTCATCATCTCCAGCGCCTCGAGTGCTTTTGCCGGATCGCTGATATTGGCGAACGCCGCAAGCTTAGTCTCTGCGGCTTCTTTGGCTTCACGATGAGACCGGGCCTCGCCGTTCAGCGAGGTAATTTTGCTGACGGCCTGCGCTGCGTCGAATGCGATTTCTTTGCCGTCATCATGGATATAAACCGGCATACCGTTTTCAACGACAACGTGACCGTTCGCATCAAGCTTCAATTTCATGGTTTTCTCCGGGCCTTCCGGCCGCTGGTTAATGGATCATCCGATCCGGCGCCGTGTCGCATCCGCTAAACGGCAGGCATAAAAAAGGCCACCCGAAGGCAGCCATAGTTAAGAGGTTTGTATCAGCTGAGTGCTTTAAGTTGCGCCAGGCTTATCCATTCGCCCCGGTCCGTATACATTTCGCTGAGTTGTACCTTCCCGTCACGGTAAAGTCCTGCCCGTTCGGGGCCGAGTATCTCGTCCTGTCTGTGGGGAGGCTGTCGTGCCAGCCAGTCAAGATAGGTTGTGTCTTCCGGCACCTGACCATCCATGCTGGCGCGGGTGCCCGGCGTCATCTCATCGATGTCGATCCCGAGCTCACGCCACGATTTGGTGATCAGCGTCTCCGTGGAGCGGCAGCAGAAGTGAATGCGGCCCGGCCCCTGCAGGTACGGTACCTTATGGCCGATGGGCTTGTTATCCAGGGTATAGCGCAGGCGATCGCGAATGATGCAGGTGTGCGTGGTTTTATTATCCAGCGTGGAGAGCCACTGCTTCCCCTTCAGAATATCGCCGTTGGCATCCGCAAAGCTGGCCCGCGCCGTGGCCGCCAGGTGGTTAACCGCCGTTTTGGTAATGCTGGAAGCATTGGCCCGGCTGACCTGCAGGGCGCCATCCTGAAAACCTTTGTTAGCGTGCCCGCGCACCTTCCGGGCAATTACCTCTGTCGTGTCTCCCAGCAGATACCCCCGGCGCACAGTGTTAGTGATACGCGCCATACGGTCGGCTTCCAGATTGTCGGCCCACTCACTCAGCAGGCGGCCCTGGAAGGGTTGCGCCATAGCTGCTGCGTGTACCATCTCCGGCGAGATGCCCTGAAGCGGGTACCGCTCCTTGACCTGCTGCGGCAGCAGTGAGTCAAACAGACTTAACTGATAGCCCGTCTGCTGCCCGGCCAGCTGGAGGAGTTCATCGGCCAGGCTGGTCTGCATACCCGCAATGGCCTGCTGGTTAAGCTCGCGTACGCTGCCAAGCAGGCTTTCAAGACGGCCTACAGTGAAACGGCTGGTGGGCAGGCTGTCCATCGCCACCAGCAGCCGTGCGGTGAGTTCTGCGTCGCTGTCGTTCAGCAGCTTTACCATGCGGTTTGCGACGCCGGTGCTGTAGCGGCTGATCCAGAGGGTATGGGCTATCGCTTCATCGCGCAGCCTGTCATTGACCGTTGCCATTGCCGTTACCTGTAAATGTCGGGTCCTGGTTGTTCAGCTCATCGATGATCTCTTCTGGCTTCGCATCCGGATCAATGATTTTGAGCGACTGCAGTGCACGTACCGCATCGATACGGCGGATATCGCCGCCCTGGCGCAGTGACTGGACGGCCAGCGCTGCAGGTGCATTGATGGACTGCTCCGACACATCCAGCTCAGTGCGGACGTCAACGTTGCCGCCGTCACTCAAACCGAGCCATTCGGCCATGATCTGCAGGATATTATCCAGGGCGTCTTCAAGGGAGTTCGCCATGGTGTAGAGCGGGGAATGCTCCTGCATACGCTCTTCGCTGGTCTGCTCAACCGATTTGGTGGAGGTATTTTCCGGGCGCAGCAGTTTGGCACCGGCCTGGCGCATCTGGTTTTCTAGATCTTCCAGCGAGGTTTTCCCGGCGCCGATAGCCGAACCGGTATGCTCTACGTATTCCAGCCCCTGCTTGGTACGGTCAGTAAACTGGGTAGCCGAGGATGAACCAATCGTCAGCTCCTGCCCGCCTTCCAGACCATAGACTACCAGCAGTGGCACGCGGGCAACGTGCAGAATGTTGTCCTGCTCGCTCTGGCTCTGCCAGTGCTTGATATTCAGTAGCGCAAGGTTCAGCAAAGGGGGCGAACCGCGCATAAAGCCGGTGCGCTTCGTATAGAGCGTCACCAGCGGGATATCGTTGCGCGAGGTAGCCCACTCTTCATGGATCTGCCAGGTTTCCTCTCCGCCTTCACTTTTTTTGCGCCGGTATATCTCGACTTTGCCGGGCAGGATATGGCGGATCTGCTCTACCTTAGTCTGGCCGAAGTCGTCGCCATCAACGACCACCACCTCTTTAATACGCAGATTGGTCAGCACCACCTTGCCACCAGCGGTTTTGGATTTCCAGCCGATAACCTGCCGGGGGTTCAGCATCGTGACATAGGGGCGTGCGCCGCTGGCCTGTTCGTCGGCCTTTGTCCTGATCTGCTCCGCATCCACGCGGGGATAATCCACCAGCGCATGCGCCAGTCCGTACTGAAATGCGATGCCAAAGAACGCCTGCGCCCAGACATCAAGCCGCATGCCCTCCAGGTCAATATTGGGGGCGAGCGCCTTAACCTGTTCGGGTGTCTTCTCGCTCAGTACCACTGGCTGTGCGAATACCCGCCCTATGTTCTGGTTAATGGTCTCTTCGTAGGCAGGCAGCAGCGTCGCGACGGCGAGGCGCTTTTTATAATCCTCTTTATCTTCGTTCGGCCAGCGCGGCATATGGGCCTCGCCGAGCTGGCGCATATAGAGCGTGCCGCCCATCAGCGCATCGTTGATGTCCCACGCCTCGACCATGTTGTTGTAGTCGAGATTGGGTGTTGAAATATCTGGCATGGTCACATCCGAAGTTTGGTTACTTTGCCGGTTGGCTTGAGGATCGGGAACTGCTTCACGACGAAATAGCCGCCCGCATCGTTGGGGTGATCGTTATCTGATTTCTTATCCGGCTCGCCCGTCTTTTCGTCCCACACCTGCTGTTCAAGCGACTCGGTATACACCGGGCAACGCTTCACGTTGACCTTATAGCGCCGTTCGCCATTGCCGTTGCAGAACATGGCGTTCATGGAGTTAATACGATCTTTAACCGGTGGGTTGCTGGCATTTACCACCACGTTGAAGCCAGCCTGTTTAAGCTGGGCTATGTCCGTGGCGCTGGCATTACTGGATTTGCGGGAATCTCCGGAGGCGTCCGGATAGATATAGATTTCGCGTACCTTGCGGTAATCATTGCCGTCGTACAGCCAGAACCGCTCTTTGATGATGCGGATGATGTCCGGCGTGTCGTAGGCATTGATGATTTCCGTCACCGCGCATGGCAGGCCCAGGCGGAGCACGTGAACGATCCCGGCCATTTTGCCAACGTTGAAGTCCATGCCGATATAAAGCGGCTCGCCGGGCTGCTCCACCTCTTCACAGTCATTCAGCCGGCGATCGAACTGGTGATAAATGGTTCCGCTTATCAGGTTGGTGAACTGTCCACGCAGATACGCCTTGATCAGTTCCGGCGGGTAGCTCGCCAGCAGCGACGGAATATAGTCATCAGGCAGGTTCGCTTCGTTATCAAACGTGGAGGCCTGCACCAGCCCGTACAGTGTCGCCAGTGATGGCTTATCGCGTACCGCCTTCACAAACTGCTGGTAAACGAACTTAAAACCCTCTGGCGTGGTGGTGACGTCTATGCCGTTACGCAGGCCAGCGACTTTATAACGCATACGGGCGATGATTTTTCGCCAGGCCTGCTGCGCTTTCTTTGCTGGCATGACATCCAGTTCATCCACCAGCGCATTACCGATTTTGAAACCGACGATAGTGCCCGGCTTCTCCATTGAGCGGCAAATAGTGGTTCCCCGGTACTGCCGCCCGGCGTAGAAATGGACTTCTTTGTTGCCCTCGTTAATTTTGACCTTCATGCCCCAGTCAAACGCCACCTCTTCCACCGTCGGGTAGAAAATGTCGCGGATCTGAGGATAGGTCGGCGCGAAGTAGCCCTGGTTGATTCTGGGATGTTCCCACATCCCCTTGCAGATGCCACCACAGCCCACCCACGTCTTACCGGATCCGAAGCCTGCCACGTAGGCCTTGAACTTATGCGGCATCGCCAGAAACTGCGCCTGCGGTACGTTAAGGGTCGGCGATATCCCCGTCATCGTCTTTCCTTACGCGAGCATCCGCGACGTTGATGTTAATTGCCACGGGCATCGGTATTTCATTTTCCGGATCGGCCGCCAGCTCTTTACGGAGTTTTTCCACCTCGAGCTGGCGGCGCTCTATTTCGATCTGCTGCAGCTGCTGTGCAAACTCACTGTCGGCCAGGCCAAGCCGCTTCATCACGGCTTCATACATCCGCTCCCGGCTGATAGCGGTGATCTCAACGCCGTTCTTGCCGAGCTTGATGCCGGAATAAGCCAGGCGGGAGACAGGCGGCAGCTTACGGGTATCAGCGAAATACGGCTGGCCTATGCCATCACCATTGCAGCGCGGGCATGCCGGGTTAGGTTCCCGGTTGTGGTCATAGCCGTAACCGCCGACGTCTACTGGCTCTTTACCCTTTTTCTCGATCGCTTTTAGCCGATGCTCTTCAAACTCCACCATGTCACGCCACTGATAGTTATGGCCGAAGCCATGACAGTAGCGGCAGGATCCCCGGCGGTACTGGGAAAGCTCGTTTGCATCGAAATTGGCGAGCTGCCATATCTGCGCCAGCACCTCATCGGCACTTGCCAGCGTGCGCACAAGGGAGGCTTTCTGCTGCTGCGCAATAGCAGCGGCAACTGAAGTTTTCTGAAGGAGCTGATAACCAATTTGCTCGGCAGTCTTCGCACTGTACCCGGCACGTATGGCGGCCTGGGTGGCGTTGCGGTCTTTAAGGTATTCCGCCACAAAGATACGCTGCTGGGTTGTCAGTCCGTCACTTTCCACCAGCGCATTAACGTCCTTTTCCTTCTGCGCATTGCGCACTTTCTTCTGCGCAGATTTTTGCGCACTTTGCGCAGCGGGCTTTTTGATATGACGACGGGCGGTTGCGTAGTTCAGTCCCTGCGCTTCACACCAATCTTTGGGAGAAATGCCGGTGCTGGCATGATCGGACAGGAACCGATGCTGTAGCTCGCCCCAGTCCGGTTTTGCCATATGGAACTCCAAAATACTTATTTACTGGGTTTACTAAAATTAGTAATTTTACTAGTGTTAGTAAGTATAAGGAAAAGTGGTTTTGTTAATGCAGAGGAAACGTTATGTCGATACCAACTCACTTAAAGCATCAACCCGTATACGTAGTAGAAAATTACGATCAGATCGATGGACCATATGCAGGCAACTCTGATGCCAAGGGACTTAGCATAGGTGTCGCCCAATGGGGACCTGATGCATCAGCTAAAATTTGGCGCAAACCTGATGACAGATGGTCTCGTCAATCCGAAGAGCTTCCACTACATCGTGTTTTAGATTTAACAATCTTGATTTGTGCTGTTAAGGCGGAATTTGATGGAAAAAAAATCACTAACTTACCTAATGGCTTCAAAATTGAATCAGCTTTGGGCAATCAGCAACTACATCAACATCAAGATTTTTTAGCCCACAAATTTGCTGATTTAGATCCTAAGCTCAAGGAAAGGTTGAAAATAATAGCTGAAATCATCAAAGACTTAGACATAAATTAGCATGACACCATCGTCTCGTTTATCGTCAATTTCTAATGCGCGAAGTAATAATCAAATCGCATATTGAATTGATAACAATGCCATCAGCATTCACTGATGGCTAAAAGATTGAAGGCTTTCCATCATAACTTTACAGTGCCGCGTGCGCCGCTTAACCTCTCCTTTTCCGGCGGTCATTCTGCCTTGCGCGTTTGTCAATGCTTCTACCACTTCGCCCTTTCTGTCGTCTGCGGTAAAGTAGTGTTTTACTTCTACGCCAGCCGCCCGAGAGAAGCGGATCTCTAGGCTTAAGGCTGAAAGACTCTCTTTGGTGCGAGTGCGAAGCGCATAACCCCCGCAGCGGACGTTGGTGGCTTTTTTATGAATCCTTTAGTGTTGAAGCCTGCGTAAGATCTCGATCTGAATGGAAAATAAGTGAAACTCAGAAGCCTTAGGCTTTTAATGATTTTTCAAAATCAAGTTGATAAAGGCGGATAACAAATGAACAAAGACAAAAATGACAAGCATGAGAGTTCTACCGGCATTTCTATTGGTAAAAGTTATGGGAATACATTCTCAAACGTAGATGTTATTGGTTACGGAAATGGCATTATTATGGATGAGGCCTACAATACGACATTTAATTCCATAAATATCATCGGTTTACAAGCACTTAAGGTGATAAAAGAAACTCAGATTCTATTATCAAAAATTAAATTAGATGAGAAATTACAAAACGATATCAACATTAAGCTTAAGGAAATAGAAACGGCTCCGACTAAAGAAAGCGCGACAAGCACCTACATGAAACTAATATCATCGCTGTCAGATCATGTCACGGTTCTTACTCCTATTTGGCCGCATTTATGCATTTTGGCTGGGAGCCTTATTGCTTAGCATTATCGCAGGTACTCAGTGAGTGCCTGCTGTAATGCCTTAGCCGAGCTTAGCGCGAATCAGCGCATCTTTAGCTTCGAGTAACTTACGCAGGCCTGCTGATTTCTCAGCTCCGTCCGGTAAATTTGCTTCCATCTGCTGGGCCAGTTCGCCGATAGGCTTGCTAACCTCCTGCAGGTTCGCTGGTAAGTTCTCATAAGCGAAATACTTCATAATGGGTGAAGTCATTGAATACCCTCTGATTATCACAGCCCCGGAACAGGGCGAGTAGCTTGGAAAAGCGGTAAGATGGTTCGGTTTTGTACACAAAAAATGTAAAAATTAGATTAAGTTTTTCACTACTCAAGTCGATAACCTCTTTCATTCCCTTCAATATAGGAAAACTCTATGTTAGGACTTTATAGTGGTGCAACAGGCTTAGTGATTGAACTAGCAGTCAAGAAAGCTATTGAAACATTCAGTAAAAAATCAACTGACTCGGCCCAGACACCGGCGCAACTGACAGATGAAGCCCAAAAGGCAGAACTACAATCATTAGTTTTTCAGTCTCAGGCAAAGGTTCAGCAAGAACTTTCGATAGCTCGAAGGATTCTCGCAGCTGAAGAAGTTGAAATAGAAGAGTTTTATGACGGCTCTGCATCAGCTGATTTAGGTGCGAAAGCCTCGACCGAAAAAGTCTCGTTTGGACTTAATGGGCAAGGTAGAAAAATCACTAAACGGGTTATCAAATTTAAGGGATTCAATACTCATGTTGAAAGTATCTTAAAAGATCTAGATAGCAGCGCGATGGACCTTTTGGATGATAAAGAGTAATTGAGTATGGCTGGCTTGATATGCATGCCCCACCATAAAAAACCGCCCGGAGGCGGTCAGTCTTCTTTCACAATTGCAGGCCGGATGTTGCAGCTCCTCAGCTGGTAATCGCCATGTTCGGCCCTGAGCTCAATATCGATCTCATCAAAGAACCGGTCATAGAGCTGGTGGGCGGGTTCGTTCTGCAGCGCCTGGATGAAGTGGGTGCCGTGTACGAGCGATACATCCTTGGTTGAGAACCGGAACTCTAACTGCCAGACGACCACCTTATTCGGATCCACAGGCTGTTTCATATCCCCTCCGCTGTAATTAGTCGCGGTCAGGATAGTTCATTGTATCGACAATGAGTACAGTGCTGGGGGCAGTTTTTGAGCCATGACACATTCCCCTGTCCTGTAAAAATGCTTTCCGGCTAAATCTCAGTGCAAAAATCATTAAAATCAGCATGCTTAGTATTGTAACGATTGTGCATTTGCACCCCTTAGAAACACTCTGGGTTTCCTGTTTCTAAGGGCTTTTTTTATTGCACTGCGTTATACCAGGCCTGCCAGCGGTACTTATCCAGCCGAAGTTGGCGCAGGCATTGCGATGTCTCGATGTCTGATTGCAGATCCGCGTCGCTGTCCTTTCCAGCATCACTTCCCTTGCACGGTTCCTGCATCAAATCCGCTGATGGAGTTGGCAGCGTCGATGGCACGCTGGCGCAGCTGCACAGCAGCATCGTCAAACTGGCACACAGTACGATTCGGATCCTGGACATATTTCACCACGTCGCGGGTTATGGTTCGGTAGATGATCCGGCCTTCGTCGCTGGCCTGCGCGGCCTTCTGCTCGACCGGCTGAATCGCCTTCTCTGCTTTGGCTTTCTTATCGGCGGCCAGAGCGTTGATGTGGTCGGCGTAGGCGTACCATCCATTTCGGTAACGTAGCTCGCCATAGCCAACACCAAGCAGCATGACTACGATAGCGATCAGCAGAACTGTTCGAAGGCTAAAGGTCATGTTTGGTCTCCGCCAGGCACAAGCTACGCTCCATCTCGCGCCGGTTCTGGAGGCCCTTCCACTTCATGCCACCAGCGTAAACCCAGCGGCGCATCTCTTCGCACGCTCCGGCATGATCGCCTTTGTTCAGTTTGCGCAGCAGAGTGGACTTTGAAAACGCGTCAGAGCCAACGTTAAAGACGAAGCTGTAGAGGGCGGCGCGCTGATACTCGTTTAGCGGGGCTTTGACCAGACTATCAACCGTCTTCTTGGTTGGCTGAAGGTCTTTCCACAACAGGTTGTCACACTCGCGATCGGTGTAGGTCTTCCCTTTCACGATATCCCGGCCCGTATGGCCATCGCAGACAGTCCACACCCCGGCGACGTCTTTATAGGGCACATACTTGCGCCCTTCGACGCCATCCTGCCCGCCGAGAAACAGGGAAGCGAGCAGCATTGCACCACCACCAGCGGCGGCGATGAGTTTGTTACGCAGGCGGCTGGTCATTGGCATTTAATCATCTCCAACTTTGACAGCGGGGCCGTACTTTTCCAGCGCTTTTACCTGGGCGTTCGTTACCTTGCGCTTAAAGTACCAGTTAACCAGCCCGGTTATGATGATGCCCGCGATACCAGCCAGTACACCGACGGCGCTCCATTCATCAGGGCTTAGCTTTGTCAGAACACCGTTCAGGATTGTGCCGCCGGACGTGCCGAGCGCGACACCGGTTACGAGTTTGCTCATATGGGACATATCTCTCACCTCCGATGGGTCGGGGTGCTGGGAGTAGTAAAAAGGGTTTCAGGCATAAGAATTCACGCCTGCTCTTCTGATTTTCAAAGGAACACAGAGACTTATTTCGTGATAATCCTGTCAATACAGTAGGAATAGGGTCATGATGCCTTTTTCTCATACTGGAATTGGCATGAATGATGAAGACTGGATTATCGGGAGAGCTGTCATTGACATCTTCCAGTCAGACCCGGAGCAAGAAATAAGCAAAGAATTGCTTATCAAATTTCTCACAAATAAGTATGTGGCTATCTATGAAAGCAGTGCTTCGGTAGAAGAAATTTTGCTTTATGAATCAGCTTTAAAGTGGGTAATAGATACTTCTAATTAAACAGCAAACTAACCAAAGGCTCACCTCTGAAAGGGTCTATGGTTGAAATGCGCCGAGCGTGGCGCGGGACATAAAAAAACCCGCTCGGTGGCGGGCTTCTTTCGAAATCTGTGGCTCAGTTCGCGTAAGCATCCCGAGCATGACATAAAATCTACAACTCAATTTCTCAAAATGCAATATTTTTAGAAGTATTTTCTCCCATCTCTTTCTCGGAAGCCAAATCAGCCTCCTGCTCTCGCCTTACTGCATAATAGATTTCTTCCTCCAATACCTTCTCGCACCACTCGATGCGCTTACGCGCCCACTGAATATCGCATCCGGTCCGACGCACCAGCTCCCGTGCGCAGCCCTGTACCGACTGATGACCACAATAGCGAAGCACTGCAACGGTCTGCATCGGACTGCCCCGCCGGAAACACTTCACCATCAGCGACTCGATAAACTTCGCGTCATCTTCCTGCTCCGCCTGCGCCAGCAGGTTTGCCGCTGACGAAGCTGGCAGCACGTAATCCCTGGCTTTGGTGAAGAGCTCAGTACCCCGTAACCCCTCTTCGTGCAGACGGTTCACGATGGCGACAATACGATCGGCTGTGCCATCATCCCACCGGGTTCTTACCATTAACCTGCCAATGACGTTTGCCGGCCCCCTTGGATCTTCACTGCCACCCATGACAGAACCCCAGACCGTCAGCATGTAACGCACCCATACGCGCTGCGAAGGTGTGATGGTCTTTTTACCTTTGCACCACACCCGTCGCAGTTCCGCTTCACGCGTGAATAGCGGCAATGCCAGAAACCCTTCATTACTGCTCATGCATTTTCCCCTGCTTTAATTTTTTCCTGCACCGCCTGGCGGCTGTAGTTGCTGAAGCGCTGCCAGCGCGCCCGGATAATGCCGATCCGCTCTGATTCCACTTATGGCCTCCTGTTCCATGCACGGATTGCATCCCGCTTTGTTGAGTAGGTATCAGTGATCGGTTTAATCAGGCATGACCTATTCGAGCAACCGGCATATACACCATCACCATCTGATACCAGCTCAGCCCCTGCCCCGCAGAACGGACAAGCCAGAAGCGATGCCCAATGTGGCAATTTGAGGTCGAAAATCTGGGGCTTCATGCTGCGTGCTCCTGTTGACGAGCGCGGCGAGTCTCCAGCGTGCGGGCTTTACGGGTGAAGATGGCTTTGATGCGCTGCAGGTATGGGATGTCGAACTTGCGGACAGCATTGTTATTGTTCAAGGCTTCGACCTTTTCTGGCCCGATCCGCTGAATCAGACCATTTTCAAACGCTTTTTGGGCACCAGCTCGGTCACGGTTACACTGGACGCACTGGGCTGCGGTGTTGTGCAGATTAAAAGCCAGGTGCCCGGCTGCACCACGGGTACGGTAATGCCCACAGTCCATAGTTCCGCCATATTTCTGCGCAGGGAGACGGCCACAGCTGATACACGGCTTTCCGGCGTCACGCAGACGCACGTAGCGATTGAATGCGTTCTGGGCCTCGCTCTTCCACTGCGTTTTCGTTTTCAACGCTACACGCCTCTCCCGGCGGCGCTGGCGACCAGCTTTCTCCTCTTCCCGCTGACGCTTCGCTTCCTTGCGCTGCGCTTCGGCCCGGTTCTTTGCTGTCTGCTCTTTGGCTACTACGGTAGCGCATTCGTAACTGCAGACGACCTGCCCGTCG